GCTGCTGCTCTCTGCCGCGGGCTCCGGTTCGGTGGGCGGCGATGGCGCAGGGTCAGGCGTCGCCTGGGAACCCAGCGCGGCAGACGGCGGTGCCAGCGCGACCGTGGTGTCCGCTGCCGGCGCTGCGCTGAAGAAGCCGCTCGCGATTTTCTCCTGCGCTACGGCAGCGTCCGGCTCGTCGTGGTCGTTGCGCGGCCAGTCGTTGTTGGGCATGTCCGGCACCTCGCCGGTAAACGGGCGGTGATGAAATACGAGCTGCATGGTTAGGTCCTCCCTACGTTCACCCTCGCCGGTCGTAGATACTGCAGGGAACAGGTACAGCTATCCGTGCAGTATGTATCACCACTTCCCGGCTCAATATAGAGTTCCGAGAGCTTCATGAGTCCGCGCTGCGCCATCTTCACGCATTGCGGACAATGTGTGCCGGAAACGCCACCATCACCCAGCCGCCAGCGCACATACTCGTAGCCACGCAATTGTGCGTCTTCGTCGTCAAAGTTGTCGAGACCGGGCTGATTCGGATTGGGCACACGATGGCCGGACGCCGGTGCGCGCTCGAGGCAGACCCAGTCGGCGCCGTCCGCCTCACGCACGAGGTAGGGCGTCGCTCGGGTCCCCAGCGCTGTATCGCTGGGGGAGCCTGGCTCCTTGGTGCGGTGCGGGTACGGCCCGCCCCAGCCGGACCACAGCGATGGGCTACGGCTATAGGTCTCCCACCGACCGCCGGCTTTGCTGAGCGTGCGCGTGGTGCCATCCGCACGCGGCACGGTGACGGTGCCCTCGGAGCGGCGTGCCCCGAGGCCGGCGGCGGCACGACGCACCAGCGCTGCCGCCCGCGCGGACCGTGTCCCATCCTGGGCGCGGAAGGACCGCAGCAACCGCGCGAGCTCGGGCGGCTCTGGTGAAGGCGGCGGCGCCCCCGGGTCGCTGACAATCGCGTCGACCTTCGCCTGCTGCTCCTCGGCGCCCGCGGCCTCCGTGCCCTGCACCTGGTGGTCGACGGAGTAGGCATCGCCGCCGGCCGGCGTGGCCGCCATCGGCAACTGCGGCAGGTCCAGCTTGTCGCGGAAGGCGTTCTCGGTCTCGGCGTTGACGGTGAGTCCGCCGGCCGTGATGAGTGCTGCCACGCCCCGGAGATATTCGTCGATGCGGCGCTGCTCGAGACCGGCCATCTGCAGCGTGCTGAAGCGTGACCGGCCCGTATAGTTATACTGCTCCATCTCGCGGAGCAGCGGATTGATGTCGTCCGCCGCCTCGACGGCCTCCGCCGTGAGTGCCTCGAGGAAGAAGCTGCTCGCATCGCGTGCGGCGATGAGGTCGCCGCCGCTGTCCATGTTGATGAACTGCGCCAGGAAGCTGCGGGCAATCAGCAGGTCGTGGTGCTGGATGCTCGGCAGGATGTCACGCACGGCACCGGTGACGGCTTTGAGGTCGAACGTGTAGCCGTACGGTATGTAGAAATACGCACGTTCGTTCGCCTGATAGGCGCCGAGTGATTGCGTGGCGAGCAGCCTATCGGACATCTGCCGCACGATGTCCGGGTTGGGCTGCGACTCCGTGATGAGGGGCACGCCCATCGCGTTCTTTGCCGCCGCGACGCCGTCTATCGCGTAGAGTTGGTCCTTGTAGTACCAGTGTTTGTAACAGGCGCGGTAGAGGCTGGTACCGAGCCAGTTATTGCCGACCTGCTGCCGTGTCGAGCGGAGGAGCTTCTGTGCCGGCAGAATCGGGTATTCGTACTGTCCACTGATGCCATCTTTGTCCGTCACCCAGACACGCTGCTGGATGCGGTCCAACTCGTCGTCGTCGTTCGGATACCAGCGCCAGAGCGTCTTTGCGAGCCGTGGCGCCAGCTTGCGCAAGCGCACGCTCGCGCCCTGGTCGACCGTCCAGCACTTCTCGAAGATGGCGTGGCCGTAGATACCGCGGAACAGGTAGAGCTGCCGTAAGAAGCTGTGCCAGGTCATGCCGACCTGGCCGTGCAGCAGGTTATCGCTGGTTTCCTGCGCGATGCTGACGTCGGCGGGGTCGTCGGTGGCGGCCTGAATCGAGTACGCGGCGGCGAGGAGCGGCATGAGGTAGACGTTCATCAACGCGGCGCACTGCCCGTCGGAGCGCCACATGCGCTCGTAGGTGGCGATGGCGCGCTCGCCGTCGAGCTCGGCGACGAGGTCGTCGGAGCGGAAGATGCCGCTCTGGATGACCGTCCCGACGCCGCCCCAGGTCTCGCGCAGCTCGGCGCCGGTGAGGGGCGTGCTTTTCTGCCCCGGCGGATGGCCGGGGGCAGCGACGCCGTAGGTCATGCCGGAGTCGGGCACGCGCGGCGCGGCGGCAGGGAGACGCGCCGGGGCGTAATCGGCAACCATCTTACCCGTCTCCGAGCGCTGCGAGGACGGCGGTGAGTTCCAGCATGCTCCAGCGCTCCGCATCCCAGCGCCAGGCCGCTTCACGGTCCTGCGTCACGAGGGTACCCCACGGCAGCACGGCACGCAGGCGGGGCCAGCCGGCGGCGTCTGCGCGGGCGAGCACGCGGGCAACGAGCGGGGCGCGCTGGGCGAGGCCAGCGTCATCGAGCGCGTCCTGACGTCGGCGCTCCTGGGCGGCGTTGCGGAGCGGACGAAACATCAGAGCGCCCGAAAGCCGACGGGTGCGCCGACCGGCGCGCTGGCGTCGTAGGCGCCGGCGTCGGCGAAGCTGCCGAGCCCCGGCCGGGTTGCCGCATGGTAGGCGAGCGCGAGGCTCATGACGCAATCGTCATGGTACCCGGACGGCGCCGCCATGCGGACGCCGCCGGCCGCGGTGGTCGTGTACTCGAACGCCTCGAGTTCGTTCACGAGTTCCGGGGTATCAGGGTAGGTGACCTCGCGCGTCTCGATAGCGAGGGCGAGGGCGTCAATCAGCGTGCGTTTGCTCTGCGCAGTCGTGACGAAGCCCGCTGCATGCACGCCGAGCGCGCGCTGGGCGCGCTCGACCAGCGGGCCGCCCATGCTGTTCTGCTCGAGCACGACGCGCTGCGGCTGATGCCGCGCAACGAACGCCTGCAGCCGACCAAATTGCAGCTCCCAGCCCTGCTGGTTGAACCGGTCCTGCGCGATGACGTGGCCGTCCTGGATGGCGGTGAGGACGGTGAAGTCGACGGCCTGGCCCCAGTCGACGCCGACGCACACGGGCGCTGCTGGGTCGGGCGCGCGGTCAGTGATGGCGGCGCGGACGCCGCGGAAGACCGCGCCGGCATCCTCCAGGAACTCGGCGCCATGCTCTTGTCGGAACCACCTATCCGGCATATCGCGGCGTGCCTGGGCAATCTCGGCGGGCGCGAGGAAGGGATTATCCACGCTCGGCAGATTCCAACTTGCGTACTCCGGCTCCGCGTCGTCCTGCCCGCGGAGCCAGAGGTGAAAAAACCAGTTCCTGCCTTTGGGGGTGGAGAGAAAGAGCGCACGGCCGCGATGGTCAGCAAGCGCGGGCCGCAGGGCCTGTGTCCATGCCTCCTCGCGCATGAAGGCGGCTTCGTCGAGGATGGCGAGGTCGAGACCTTCGCCGCGCAGGGAATCGGGGTCATCGGCAGAGCGCACCTGCATCCAGCCACCGCCGGGCAGGGTGAGCATGCGGTCGCCTTCACGGCAGTCCGCGCCGGGCACCTGCAAGGAGAGCTGTTTGAGCATGCGCCAGCCGATGGAGGCGATGGGATAGGTCGGCGCGACCCACCAGGCGACGCGCCCGCCGGCTGCTGCCTCGAGCGCGGAGATGGCGCCGAAGCTCGTCTTTCCCCAGCGCCGGCCGCAGGCGACAATACGGAACCGTACGTTACTCGTCGCGACGGCCTGCTGGGAGGGATGGAGGTGCGGGAAGTGCAAGAGGAGGCGCTGTGCTGTCGTCACGGGTGCTATCCCAGGGCCACTGGATACCGACGTTCACGACGAGGCTCGGCGGCAGCATCTCCGCGATAAGCGGCCCGTCGACGCGCTCGAAGATGAGCCGCAGGCAGGCGGCATCGCCGGCCAGTGCGGCATCGATAGCGGCGGTCACAAGCAGGCTTTTCGTCGTCGGCGTCCCAGGGCCAGCACGCCGATGCCCCAGCTGCTTGCGGAGTTCCTCGGCGAGGGCGGGCGTATTCCGTTTGCGTCCCTGGGGATTGCCGGATTGACCCTTCTGCCATCCCACTGTTCAGCGGTGCCCTGCAATGCACGTGGCGCCTCATGCGCGCCCGCAGTTGTTATAGCACGCGCCCGGCGGCGGTTTCGCCCCCAGAATCGCCGCTCAGCGCGTTCTGGGGCCATTCCTGCGGGGCTGGTCCTCGAGCCACTGGCGGGCCTGGCCCTCGTCGGGAAAGGGTGGCGAGCGGACGCCGTCGTGGGTCGCCCACCACGTGCTGCTGCCGAGGAGGGCTTCGCGGTAGAGGATGCCGTCATCGGTGGGGATGCGGGTGATGGTGGGGCGTGGTTGCTGGGCGGTCATCGCAAGAGCTCCTCGATGCGGCCACTGTGCCAATCGGCAGGCCGGAGGCAGTAGTACTCAACGCCGGGGCAGGCAGCCAGGAGCGCGGCCCAGTGTTCCTGCCAGGGCGAGAGGGTGCCGGCGGCCGACTTGAGCTCGATGGCGAGCACGCGGGGCGGGCGGCAGGCGAGAACGTCGGGGAAGCCACGGGCGGAGTGCAGGCTGGTCCAGGTATGGTACGCAGTCCAGTTGAGCTTCGTGAGGGCGTCCTGGACCTGGTCCTGGAGCCAGCGTTCGGTCTCGCGGGGGCGGTGCGACGGGAGCGCAGGGAAGCCGAAGCGGGCGGCGGTGGTGGGCTGCCCAGCGGGCCGGCCCGCTGGGGGCCTGGTGCGGGGCATCAGCTCACCACCGTGACGAGGGCGTAGTCGCCATAGGTCGCGGGGACCCAGGACCAGTCGCCGGCGGTGTAGATATCCACCCAGGAATAGCCGCTGCCGTTGCCGAGGGTGCCGCGGTCGGTACAGACGCGGGTCTGGCCATCGGGCAGGATGACCACGGCCTGCAGCGGGATGTCGTACGAGCATGCCGCGGTATAGCCCTCGACGGTGGTCTCGCCGGAGGCGGTGATGCCGGGCTGGGTGTAGGCGGTGATGCGGCTGTAGGCCGTCCAGCGAGCGGCGTGGTGTGCGGGTGCGGTGGATGCGGGCGTGAGGATGCCGAGTGTGGCCCAGACGAGGAGGGCGGTGGCGAGGGCGCGGCGGAGGTGCGGTAGCCATCTCGTCGTGGTCATTCGAACAGGAAGCCCTGTTTGATGATGGCGCGTTTGAGTTGCGCCCGATAGCGCGGTACTTTTACCAATTCGTTAATACGCAAGCCCGTTCGTTCACAGATAGGGTCAATCGCATCGTGCATTTTACGATTCAATGTATCAAGGTCGAGCACTTCGTCCTTGTTCTGACGGACTTCTTTGCGGTTCATCCGTGAGACCGTGATATCCCAGTTACCGAAGGTGGTCACCTGACCCTCACCGAGCGCCGTTATGACGTCGGTTAGCAGTTCCATAAATGCGAGTTGTCCACGGAGGAAGCGTGTCATGAAGCGCCGGCTGCGGTCGGTGACGAGGTGATGGGCCGCCTGGCCAACGCTGATACGCCATTCCGTGCGTACGTCATCCTCGGTAATCGTGCCGAGCGCTCGTGCTGCCTCTGCCGCAGTGGCTGCAGCGTCCTGCGCGGCGCGGACATCGCCGATACGTCGCGCGGCTGCTTCCGTGCGCACGTATTCCTCATATGCCTCGACAGCAATGCGGGTACTACGCATCGGGCCATTCCTCCGCGAGTGTCTGCAGGTCGTGCGCTGCCTGCAGGAGCTGCATCTTCGTGATGTACTGTCCTTCCTGCGCGGCCATGTCGGGGTTAAAACGGTCAAGCGTATTGGTCCGTGTAGCGAGGGAGCCACAGCACGCGGCGAGGTCTTGCAGGCCGCTGAGCAGCAGCTTCGTTGTAGCCCATTCGTCCATGCGGCGCTGCTCACGACGTTGTTTCAGGGCTGCCTGGGCATCGCTCATAGAGAGCTTGTCTTCGGTAACCAGGGCAGCGAGGTCAGGAGCGTCGCGTTGCAGCTGTTGTCGCTCGCTTTCCTGGCGTGACTGCAATTCCTCTTCGGACTCTGCGGCCAGTTTGCGCTTCCTGGCGATGTCGTAGGCTTGACTGAGCGCTGGCATCCCATCGCGGACGCCATCTGCGAGTTCCGGTGCCCAATCCAGGACCAGATGCGCATGGAGCACATACTGGCGGCTCACTCCGGCTAATTGCGCAGTATCTTTATCAGAAGTGATAAATTTTATCACATCTGCTGAGGAACCTGAACCGTTGTTGCGTAGCCGCTGCAGCCGTGCAGCAGCCATTGCCCGCTGGCCCTTCGTGATATGCCGGCGGTTCTCGTTTGCTGAGAGCACGTAATCCACGGGGTCGTGTCCATTCAGCGACGTGAAGCGTGGTTCGACGCCTGCCAGTTGACATGCCTTCAGCCGGTTGCGCCCGTCGATGAGTTGACCCTCAGCGTCGAGCACGATGGGGTAGAGCAAGCCATTGGCCGCGATGTCATCGGCTAATGCCTGGAGTTCATCCGGCGGCAGCAGGGGATAGGCAGCTGCGGCCGGATGCACCGCGCCGTTCGGTTCAACCATGCGTCGTCTCCTCCAGCGGGAAGGGCAGTTGTCCCCCCCGGAGCCGCCGGGTGCGGGCCGCGTGCGCGGCGTGCTGGTCGGTGGCGCGTGCGGTGGGCAGCGACCGCTGGTGCGAGCGACACGGTGGGCACACGCTGCCGGCGGCGTCGCGGACGGGCAGGAGCTGGCCGCATCTGCGGCAGCGTGTCCAGCGGGTGAGGGCGCTCATGGTGCCGCACCCGCGGTGCGGTCAGCGACCTGTGCGCGAGCGCCGTCGAAGTACAGGAGCGCGGTACCGCTGGCGGGGCCTAACTGTTGCTTGAGGACACGCACCTCGAGGTCATGCTCAGTGCCGGGGCGCGGCGGTAGTTTGCCCCGCTCGACGTACCACTGGCGGCGATGGATGCCGAGCAGGGCAAAGCTGACCTTTTCGACGTCACTACTGCCGTGCAGGTCGCCGATAGTGGGGCGGTACTCATCGCGGGCGCGGGCGGCGTCGAGGTTATCGCGGTTGATTTGGGCGAAGAGGACAAGGGCGAGGTCGAGCTCTTTGGCGGTCTCGGCAAGGGACTGCGCGATGGTGCCGAGTTCGTCGGCGCGGGACTGGCCTTTGCGCTCGTGGTCGGGGCGCATGCGGTGGAGGTAGTCGATAGCGACGACGCGGACGGGGTGGTCGGTGCAGAGGGAGGCGAGGCGGAGGCGG